GTTCTAGCAAATGTACCTGTAACATTTATTTTATCTAACTGATCTATAACTATTATATCAGGTTTATGTTTATCACAATGTGCATCTATATCTTCCATAGACCAATCAACTGTATCAAACATAGCTATGTTATCTTTTATTTCACCCCAAGCATTTTGTGCTATCTCTTTATCCTGTATTATTTCTTCCCTAGTCATACCCGTATAACAAGATATGGCTCTCATCTGTGTCCTAATAGCAGGTTCTTCATTTATAAACGCATGAACCTTTGCACCTTGCTCAGCAAATCCTTCAGGTCCTGCACATAAGCTAACCCAAAAAGCTGTCTTACCTGTTTCAGGTCTAGCAAATGCAATCATAAGATTACCACCACCAATACCACCTACATTTTCTTTTAGCACAGGTATATTAAACTTCCATTTAGTAGTTACATCAAGTAATCCTAATACTTCTTTTATATCACTTGTAACTGCAGGTGTCTTTTCTTCGTCACCTTGTTTATGATTTTCTATCATGCCAGCTATATCAGTAAAGTTTGCATCTTTACCATTAAATATTTCTGTAGCTTCAACAGCTATTCGTTGTGCTAAATCTCTATCAGATAAGATACGCATTATATCTTTTGCTATTTCTTTACTAGGTTCTTGTATTTCTTTTATATCTTCTACTAACTCACTAAACTTTTCTTTTGCAGCACGAGTTAATGCAGGATTAAATATAGCAGTATGCAAAGAATATAATTCATCAACACTTATATCATCTGAATATTTTGCATGTGCTTTTTGTATTGTATCAAACAAAGAACTTATATCTCCTGTAAATATAGTAGGTGATATAGTGCCTTTATATTTTGTATAGAATGCTTTACCAAGCATTAGTCTAAGCATCTGTTTTTCTATCATAAAACATCTCCCTTATTTGTTCTGTATTAAAGTATTTAAGGTCATCTTCTAATGGTTTAACTACGACATTGTCAAACCCTGACGACCTTAAATCTTTAGCTATATCATATGCTTTTGTTGTAGCATCTCTGTCTAAACAGATGTATAGTTTTTTATACGGTTTTAAATGACTCTTATGTAAATCTTTTAATTTTGTACCCATAATTGCAATACCAGTAAGTATGTTAGATACAGCACAAGCTGATGGACAATCTTCTACTATAACTGCATCATCACACTCACCACATTTAAATGGTACATCTTTATTGCCATACATAAACCATTTAGGATAAACATTTTTATTTAATCCTCTACCTACTGCACCAACAAATTTATGTGAGTATCTATTTTTAATTAAGAACACAACTCTATCTTGTTGTACATCATATTTTATATCTGCTCTACCCCAAGACCATGCTTCCCAACAATTATTATTTGATAACCATCGCATTGCTTTTTCATTTGAATATATACCTGTAAAGCTGTCAGGTATTTTAAACTCATCATTTTCTATATATAATTCTTGATTCCCTTCCAATACTTTTTGTACATATCTCATATCTTTTTCTCCTTGTTTTTTTCCTCTTGCTTTACATGACGCATGAAAACAAAACCAATTTAAATTATTCTCTGTAGTATCTACTGATAATGTATTTAAATTTTTACAGAAAGGACAATCCATTCTCATCTGTGTATCAGGTGGAATAAATAGTCCTTGTATAATATTTAGTTGCTCTTTATAATTCAATTATTTTACTTCCTCGTATGTAATCCTAGTTTTAGTTTTATCATAAAAGGTATCTCGAGTGAGAATAAGTTTTTTGGTAAGTATTAGATGTGTTGCCTCATCATCTATTCTATCTGCGTCTACGACTCCTGTGAGTGGTAATGTGTATTGCCCTGTATATCCTAATCCGTATACTTTTATGAGGTAGTTCTTTGTTTCCATTGTTTTCTCCTATCATACTTTTATTTATTTGTCAACTGATTTTTGTAAAATATTTTTTATTATTGTAACTTTGGGGTCTATATCTGTAGTCTTACAAGATGTAAGTAGCAATAGTATAATTATATATTTCATATATTTAAAAGTTTATTGCGTAATTTTATAGCTAAATCCCATTTACCTTTTTCTCTGCATCTTAATATCAAACACTTAAGTCTAAATATTAATTTAGTTTTTGCATTTATTTGTTTCATTTTTTTCCTTTCTTTCTATGCCTACCCATATACCAATCTCCTGGCTCATAGTTCCATTTCTTTCCGTGATGACCCCTTATATCAGCATACCACATACGAAGCCTTACTATAAATTTTTTTAATGTCATTCTATTTCCGATTCTTCTTGTATCTTTTTATAATCTACTTCAGGTTGATTCATATAATCTTCTTCTGCTTGTTTATAACATAACTCGTCTATCTCTTGCCAAGATAAGTGAGGATTTTTTCTTTGTATTTCCTCAAACAATTCTATGGCTCTATTCTCTAGCCAATGTTCTTTTCCGTCTACACTCATTTGTTCTTCTCTTCTTTATTTTTTTCTTTTATATAGTCAGTTAAAAATGTATCAACACTTGAAGCTGTGTCGTCATCTATATCTGTAATAGTATCAGTATACCAAGTGCCATCTTGTCTTTCTACTGTTGCAACTATTGCCCAACCTGTTATTTTTTTTGTCATTTGTTCTCCATTTGTTTTTTTAATTCTTTTAAATGTTCTATATGTATTTCTGCACGAATATCATCAATAAACTTTTTACATTTTCTTACATAATCCTTTGATAAATCTTTCTTATCATACAAAAAATAATTTAATAAATTATTATGTTTACTTCTTACTGTCATCAATGCTCCTTATAGCTTACTTGTTTAACTTTACGACTCCAACAAGTACGGCAAGATTTACACTCACCATCTTGTTTATATGCAGGGCACTCTTGTCCAACTGCAGGTTTATCTTTGTGTACACCTGATGTCCACTTCCAAAACTTTGGTGGTGGACTATCTACTTTGATTGCAGATACACGCAAACATAAATTATTTGGTACATCTTTTTCTTTGATGTCTTTTATAAATTGATATTCTCTTGTGGCTAACCAGTATTTGATGTGGGGTGTAAGCAAGCACACCTCAAATATTTTCATAAGATGTGAATAAGATTGTAAATCTCCTGAGTCAAACCACCTGTGATAATGCCTTGATTTATCTAGGTTTTTGTACTTTTGGGTAATGAGTTCTGCCATATAATCTACCCACTCATTTTTTTCTATTGCTTTTCTTCTTAACTCGTGAGCATCAAACACATTTCTAAATGCGTAATGTCCTTTAAGTGCATAACATTTATTACAGATAGTGCCTTTTATCTTTGCTAGCTTTGCACCAGTAATACATTTCTTTGCTGATATACCCCAAGCAAATGCAGGCATTTTACTAGGGTTAGATAGTGTACCTATTTCTTTTTCTAATTGTTTTCTTTTCATAATTATTTATAACATAAATTAATAGATGTGTCAATTTGCATACTAGACTTTTTCTAAAAAGTATGCTATGATATCCTGCGTTTCGGGGCAGGGTTAATATACTACTTGGGTTCTATACCTTTAATTGTTGTCGTAATAAAGTTATTATGTTTGTTTGTATACTCAATGGCATACTCTTTTTTATGGTCTAACTTTCTTCTTAATTTTTTTAAAGACATAGCTTCCATATCTTCTGACATTTCTTTTCCTAATTCTCTTACTTTGTATTTATATCTCATAGTTGTGTACCTTATTTAGTTGCCTTTCTTTTTTTTGTTTTTCTTTTTTAATATTGTATTGTATCACAAAATAAACAATAAGTCCACCCACCATTATGGCACATAGACCTATAAATAATTGTAGTATTCCTAGTTGTATTGCTGTCATAAAAAAAAGGCTAGGCGATTTCTCGCCTAACCCTTATGTAATTTAAGCTACTTGTTGGGATTGAAGATGTTTCTGCAAAGCAATTTTTGCATTGGCAATCTTTTCTTCCTTGCTAGGCTTCCTTTCGTAACCTAATATAGAATCTGTCATAGACTTAACACTAGCAGGATTAACTGTTAATGCAGTACCAAAGATTTTATTAATGGAAACATTTGGTTGCCACTCATATTCTTTAGCTAACATATCTACTTCAGATTTATTTTTCATAGCTTTTATTTGCTCACCTACTAAATCAGTTGCCCGTAATATAGAACTAATCCAGTCTTGATGAGTCTTTACTACATCAGCTTTTGCTATTAACATCAGCTCAAATGTAGCAAACTCGGACTCGGTGCAAGGTATTGCACGAGATTTACAACCACCACTACCAATAACATCTAATGCATAGTTATCTTTCCATGCTTGATAGAAATTAGTACCTTGTCCATCATTACCCTTTAACCAATTCATACATTTATTAGTTTCAGTAGAGTGATGAGGATTACTTCGGTTATCTTTTTGCTCAATCTCTATATCGGGGTTATAGCCATTAGCTTTTAACTCCTCACGATACCAAGCATAACCAAAGTCATTGTCGTGGTCGTATGATGAACTACCAGTATTACTTCCATCTAATTCAAAGCTAAAGTGTTTTTTCTTCTGTTCTTCATCTCTGTAATGATCAAGTTGCATTACTGGTTTGCCCTTTTTATCTACAACTGCAAAATAAAAACAACTGTCTTTTGCTGTGGCATCAACAGTATTATATTTCTTCTGCATTTTTTGTAGTATAGAAACATCTTCAGGCTTATACACTCTATGTACAACTTTGGTTGCTAACTTAAATGCGTCATCAATCCTAGTTTTACACAAAGTTTTAGCCGATAGATATGCCTCATACTTTGGGTTATCTTTTTTAGATTCTAAAAATCTTCGGAAGTCTTTTATATAAGCTGTCCGATAATCTTTATTTAATCTAATATCTTGTCGTTTCTTCTCCATTGAGTACTCCTTTGTTGTTGAAGATACTACCAACTAATGTCAGTAGTATCTATATATTACTATATTGTTATTGCTGAGTCAAGCCAAGTTGTTGTGCTAGTTCTTTAGCTTGTGCTGAAGATAGTGTTGGACTATATTCTTCAGGTCGAATTGATGCTTGCTGTTTAGTAATAGGGTGTCTAACATTATATAACTTATTAACTAAAAAATAAAGCCAATGACTATCTCCGTAACCACTAGAATACTGATACTCAGAATCAATAAGCCAAGCATTTTCCATATTAACTTTTACTGGTTCTGTTATTCTAACACCGATTGCATCAATGGCTCTATCTAAATATATATTAGACCAAGCATCATAGCAACCAAGTGTACAGAAATTACCATTGCCATACCCATTTGCTTTATTAGATATGTAATACTTATTACCCTTGCTACCCCTAATCTGATTTGAGTTTTTCTTTTCAGGGCATTTGGGATTTTGACACCACTTTGTATCTCTACTCATTATAATATCCTTTCTCTTTTAGATATTGATATAATTTCTTACAAGTCTTTGGTGCTTTACTATCAAGATTAAAAACTTTACAAGCTATTATAGCTTTAGCAAATGAACTATATCCCGTTACTCTAGGATTAGTCATAAACATACCAGTTCTAGCTTGTAGTTGTAATGCTCTCAATAAAGTATCTTCTCGTAAGGTTAAACCATTTGGAAGTTTTGCAGTTCTCAAATCTCTAATCATTGTCATTGCATTGTACTCCCATCTAGGTTGCCACGAAGTAAGTTCTTTAATTGACTATACTTTGTAGGGTTTAAAACATATAACCTAATATGCTCATCAGCTAATCTAAATTGACTAACACCCCATATTCTTTTACCTACACTTATCCATAACAATCTTTGGTATGAGATATTTCTAGGTGCTTTTCTCTCTAGGTCGTGTGCTAAAAGATAATCTTCTCTTTTAGTAGTCCTAGCTTTACCTTTACGCTTATACATTGTGCCGTCAGTTTGTTTCCAAGTCTTACGATATTTGAAATCAAACTTACCAGTTCTATAACTTCCATCAACTTTAATAAACCCTGCTCTAAATCTTTTTGATTTAGTTTTATTTACAAGATTTTCTATAAAGCTAGAGAAGTCGCCAATGTGTACTGGTTCATATTGTATTATTGACATATTATCTCCTTGTTGATTATTAAGTTTGGGCAAGAGATAAGGGTAGCAAACTACCTAGACCATCTTATCTGTACGCTAGTTTCACGCTTTGCCCAAACAAAAGGCGTTGCTAAGTCTCCCTAACAACGCCTAATTATATTACTATATTATTTTGATTGAGTCAAGTTGTTCAATACTTTTCCAACTGGTG